AGGTTCATGCGCCGTAAGACGCGTAGGCTGCGGTTCCGTTAATGAGCGTCGCTGTGCAGACCGTGCTGGTGGATTCGTCAACACGGGCCTGCCATGTGATTTTGTTCTCGCGCCGGCGCACGTTGGCGATGTCGTCGGGGTCGTCCGAGACATGCTGACAACCGGGTAAATCGAGGAAGAGCATCGCCTTGCGCCCCGTCGTGCCGATGAGTTCACGGTGGGTGAGCTTGATCTTGGCGTCGAACTGCGTACCGCCGATCAGCGCGTTCCAGTCGTCGGTGTCGAGCGTACGCTTGGTGATCGTGCCCGAGATGTCGGGCAGGCTGTCCTCGTCGTTGCCGAAGAGGATGATGTCGGGATAGTCGCTGACGACCGAGAAGCCCTTGTCGGTCTCGAGGCCGGCGGCCAGAGCGAAGTCGAACGCCTTGGTCTCGGCCGAGCCGGTCAGCCAGGCGAGCGTCATGTCGCCCTGGCGGAAGGGTGTCGCGGCGTCGTAGACCGGAGTCAGAGAGGGATCAGTCACCGGGCCGCCGAAAAGGCCGATCAGGTCAGCATCGTAGGTGAAGACGCCGTCGCCAAAGGTAAAGCCCACCTTCTCAACGCCCCCGCCGGTCAACTTGAAGTAGTTGCCGCCGGCGTCCTTGAGCAGGAGCCGGACGGTCTGCGGCGTGTCGCCGGCGAACGAGAAGACGTGCTTGTAGGCACCTGTCGGCACGGGGTTGCCGTCCGGGTCAGTGACCAGCGCGCCACCGGGGGTCGTGGTACACGCCCCGGCCCACAGGAAGAGGATGAGGCCGAGGTCGGCAGGCCGCGGCGAGACGCCCTTGATCGTGACCTTGGGCGAGTAGCTGGCCACGCCGAGGTGCTTCGGCCGGCCGAGCACGCCGACCATCTTCTTCTCTTCCTCGAGCGGCTTGAACCCAGGGTCGAACTTCACGCTGTCGGCCTTGAGGTAGAACACGTTGGACGAGGTCGGGTTGCTACCGCCCTCGGCGTTGGGCGCCTGCTCGAGCGCCGCCTGCAGCCATGCACCGGCCATCTCACGCCTCCTTGCCGGCGGTCTTCTTGGCGGCCGCCTTCGGTTCGATCTCGACGATCGCCAGCCCGCACCCGGGATGTGCGTCGATTACGGCCTGCATCTCTTCTTGTGTGCAGCCAGTGGACTTCAAGGCAACGTCGACGTCCTTGGCGTAGACGCCGGGGATGCCCGGGAAGTGCCAGGGGCCGCCGGCCGGCGCGTCCGGCCAACGGATGACGACCTTGCTCATGGTGGTCCGTCCTTTCATGGCGACTCTTCAGTGAGGATGCGAAAGCCCATCGGGATGTCTTGGAGATACTCGCTCTGATCTGGGTCGGTGGCCTCGGGCTCGCCCCAGCCGACGCCGTCGCAGTAGCAGGTGCCGACGTCTCCTAGCGATCCCTCAGCGGCGAGGATCTCGCGCACGACGCGCACGTAGCGCTGCATGCGCAGGGTGCAGGTGGCGATGTCTGCGTCGGTAATCACGACGTCGACGACGATTGCGTAGGTGATCTTGTACTCGTTGCCGAAGTCGGGCTCGCCGTCCACCTGAGGCTTGCGGCGCACGATGACGGCCGGGTAGCTGGGCAGCAGGCGAGGGTCGACCAGGTAGGTCCAGTAGGCATCCGCCGTGCGGTCGTATCCGGCGCCAATCATGCCGTCGCAGGGCGCGTCTAAGGCCACTCCGTCGCCGAATGCGCTCGCTAGCGTGGTCAGGGCGGTAGGGAGGCCTGCCTTGAGCACTGTGACGACAGCGGCCACCACAGGTTCGATGCCCGTGAGCGCCATCAGAGAGACTCCGCTAGCGCACTCGATATGCCGCCCACGCCGCCGCCGCCCATGCGCACGTCTCCAGCGATGCCGGCGCCGGCGCCCGTGAGGCCGCGCGCTTCAGCAATGAGCCACTGATGGGCGACCTTCTGATACGACGTGCCCTGACGCGCAGTCATGCGAATCACGGGGCGCTTCTCAGTGAAGTAGCCGCCGTAGGGCGCCGCCGACGACGTGTCGCTCATGCCGTAGTCGCCGGTCGTCATGGTGATGTGCTCCGAGTAGCCGCCGCCACCGGTCATGGCGCTGCGCAGCGCGCCGGTCAGCACGCCGATCTTGTTGCCGGGGTAGTGGACTTCCTTCCAGGCTTTGTAGGTGTCCTTGAGCACCTGCCAGCGGCCGCCGCTGATGGCGCCTTCGGTCTCGAACTGCTCGCCCATCTGGCGCTTGAAGAGCTCGCCGAAGGCCCGCAGGCAGGAAGACCAGTCGGAGATGCCCTTAGTGAAGCGCGAGACGCGGAACTGGAACTCCTTGAGCGGCGGGTCCATGCGAATATCGAAGGTCACGCCAGCGTTGATGCCGGCGTTTCCCTTGGTGACCATCTCGCCCATCAGAACGGCCCCCAGGGGTACATGCGATGGTTCCAGGCATCGTCTCCGCCACCATAACCGTCGTCTCCATAGCCGTAGCCTTCGCGCCCACAGCGTGGCCTGAAACCGTCGGCGACGCTCGTGTTGCCCTGCGCGAGCGGCGCGCCAAGGCCCTTGGAGTCGATCAGCTTGAGGCCGTTCAGGTAGTCCTCTCGGGCGATCTCCAAGGCGCCCGCGTCGGAGCCGGCACCCTTGGCCGACGGATAGCGGCTCTTCAAGATACGCGCCGCCGAACCGCAGGCGCAGAGGCCACCCAACTGAACGAGCGTGCCTTCGTCTGTGACCGGCAGAACGTATCCCTTGGACTGCAGATGCATATCGATCTCGGTCGAGATCAGGGCGATGATGTTCTCGCCCTGCGTTGCCGTGGGTATCGTGGCCGGAATGGCTGCCTGCGCCTCAACCGGAGGGGTCGCGTCGGGGTCTGCCGCGACCGCCGCTGCGGCATCGCGCAGTGCTCCCATGGCACCGATCAGCGGGTAGACGTCGTCAAGGGTGCAGTAGGAGCCGATCATCGGCACCTCGGAAGGCTGGATAGCCATGAAACCCGTAACCGCCGCGATGCCGTTACCAGCCGCGTCGTAGAGCCAGAGTTGATGGTCGAAGATTCCCTGGAGACCAGTCGTGTCGAGTCCGAGCAACTCGACAGTCGCAACGGCTACGCTGCTGCCCGTGATCGTGACTTGGGACGTCTTCGTGATTGCCACAACGCCGTTCGTGCGCGCTACCGCGACCCACTTAGCCGACGCCACCTCGTCAAGCGGCGTGTCCGTGGTGAACTGCACCAGCACGTGCTCGCCGGCCGTCATGGCGAAGTTCTGGTTGGCGCCGGAGGCGAGGGCGATAGTGCGGGCGATGACTCCCGAAGGAACGTACAGCGCGCGAATGACGGCCGGGATTATCGCCGCTGTGATGGCAGCGTGGCCGAGATCGTTCGGGTGGTAGTCGTCGGTGAAGTAGACTCCGGCGCGGGTCGAGGGTGAGGCGTTGGGCGCTCCGGTCCAGGCGTAGCCCGCTCCCATGCTGCCGTCGAGGTAGGGCGTCGCCACGGGGCCGTCCTCGATCTGGAAGTCGCAGTAGTCGACGCTGCCGCTGATCGCGCTACCGCCGCCGCCCATGCGACGCAGGAAGAAGTAGCAATGGTCCGCGCCCGGGGCGATTGTTTTGGTGCCAACGTAGCGGACCCAGTCGGTATGGCCCTTGGCGCCATAGCCGTTAATGAGCGCGAACGTCAGTGCGCCGACCTGGTCGTCGGCTGTGATGCACGGCCCCGTGCCGGCATCGACAATGTCGTTCGCGCGGATGTAAGCCGAGAACGTCTTTACGTCGCCGGGGCTAAGTCCATTCAGCAGTATCCGCGTCTGGTAGTGGTCTACGTCGGTACCGTTGAACGTCAACCGCTGCGCAAAGGTGCCAGGGCGGCGTCCCGCGACGATGGACGGGACCGGGAGGGCTTGCGCGATGCCCCAGCCGTCAGCGAGGCCGTCGGCGTTCGTGTCAAGCGCGAAGTTTGGGTACACGCACTTGTTGATGGCATCGAGAGTGATCCCGGGCCAGGTCGTGACAACGTTCGCAATGCCGTGGAAGGCGCCGACGTCGTAGATGCTCTGAAGCGGAATGTATTGAGCGCAACTGCCGAGACTCTCGACGACAGCCTCAATCGCAGCGTCCCACGTCGGGTATTCGCCCGTACCGCGCCAGGTCGATAGCACTATGACCTTGCAGTTCGGGCTCCCGATCCGAGCCCATCCGATCAGCGTCTGCAAGTTGGCGACCAGGGTTGCTGGCGTGTCGCCGGTGTGGATTTCGTCATTCGTTCCGAGTTCAAGTATCAGGACATCGGCGGCGGCGGCGATGATGGCCGCCTCGCTGATTAGAAAGTCCTCACTCTTGGCGCCCGTCGAGGCCACCTGAATCTGCGTCGCCGAAAAGCGGGCGGTGACCAGGCAGCGGAAGTCGGCGGCATCCGACGACGCGAACAGGCCAGCCGTCAGCGAGTCACCGATAAAGAGGATTCGGGGGGCGCTCATCCGACCACGTGCTTCTGCCGCCCGAACTGTGCGATTGCCGAGTCGACCTCGGGCGTCCCGAGATTACTGCGCTCGGGACGCTGCGCCGCGGTGGGGCGTTTCGCCGGTCGTTTTCGCCAAGCTGCGCCCATGACGTGAGCTAATCCTCGGTGGTCTTGGCCGGCTTGGCTTCTGACTGAGTGATCGCCCTGTCTTCGGCCTTCTGGTCGAAGTCGACGGCTGGCTTGTCCTCGACCTTCGCCTCAGGCTCCGGATCCTTGGCTGCCTTGCTGGCGCGACTCGGCTTCGAGTCGTCCGGGGCCTTGCCGACCCACTCCACGGTGCCCTCATCGAGGTCGTCGAGATCGCCCTTCTTAGCGCCAGCGACGATCTTGCCGGTACCGAACACGCGATCGCCGGTGTCGACCTTGCCTCGCCTCACGATGTACGGCATGTCTCCTTCTTCCTGTGGCCAGGACCGAGCCGCGAACGACCCGGCCCTGGCGCTGTGCGTCGGGTCAGCTAATGACCGTGGTGAACAGGTAGCCGGCGGCGGCACAGGTGACGAGCTCCTGCGTGTAGTCGTCGACGTAGCGGGCCCAGCTGCGATGGTCGCGGTCCTCCCAGGGAGCACTCACCTGGAAGCGGCCGACGCCGTCGACGTTCCACACGACGGTACGCATTGGGACGATGACGCGGCCACGGTTCTCGTCGACCGACTTGGGATAGTAGGCCCAGAGGGCGCTCTTATTCCACAGATCGACGAAGTTCGTGCCGTTGTAGTAGGTGCCGGGACCGACGATCACGTTGTCGATGCCGAGCACGGCCGCGACCTGCTCTTTGGTCGGCACACCGAACGGGCCGGTGGAGCCGAAGATCGCGTTCTTGATCGCCGTCAACTGCCGCAGGTACTCCCACACCGTGTCTGAGATGATGAGGGTGTTCACCTTGTGGCCGATGGCGGGCCGCACGGCCGCGTTGGCGGTCACACGGTTGCCCCACGGGTCAGGAGCCGACGAGTCCCAGCGGGCGGTGTTCGTCAGAGCGCTCGTCTGCGTGAAGACGCTCGCATTGAAGAGCTGAGAAGCGACGCGGTACTCGGCGTTGATCATGACCTCGTCGACCACATTGGCCACGGAGTCCAGTTCGGGATCGACCATCGGGACGGCGTTCTTGATCGACTCGATGTCGGTCAGGGCCTTGGCGCCATAGCCCTTGCAGGCGTAGTTGGCGGTCGCGTAGCCCCAGTCCACGACTTTGTACTCGTCGCGGGGTCCGCGGCTGATGTCGTGCAGGCGGGTGTTCTTGTTGGCGACCCAGTAGAGGCCGGTCTGCTTCTGCACGTTGAGCACCGGCGCCACGAGCGGGCCGATGAACTCCTGCTGGTTCGCGTAGTCGAGGGCGAACGTCGATATAAGTGCGTCGATCTGTAGGTCTTCTGGACGCGGCATCTAGCTCACCCCTCTCAGGTGGTTCCGGGATTGGTTACGGCACAGGGCTCGACGTCGACGATGATCGTGCCGGTGCCCGAAGCCTTGGCCTCTTTGGCCCGGCCGAGCACGTAGCAGATCGTCTCGGCGGTGGTCGGCTTCTTGACGCCGTGGCCGCTGCCGTCAGAGACGATGTAGTCGTCGATCAGGATGGCGGTGCCGGCGTCGACGAAGACTTCAGCCTCGCCGTCTTCGACCACGGAGGCCTGACCGCCGTCCGCGGGCTTGTTCCTGAGCACGCCGAGGCACTTGCCGTTGGCGCCTGCGATCGCGACGGTTGACGCCGCCGTGAGTATGACGATGTGGAACTGGTTCGAGGTCAAGGAGCCGGACGCCGCGTAGGTTTTTGACTCTACGGGGCCGACAGGCAGCAGGGTTGCCATGAGGTCATGCCTCCTTTCCGGTGAGGAAGTCGTCGTAGCGGGTTTTCAGGTCGGGGTTCTCGCTCAGTTCGAGGGCCATCGCCTTCGGGTAGGCGATCTTGTCGGCGGCCGCGCGCGCCTTGCTGCGCTCGGCGAACTCGACGTCGACACGCTTGCTCTCGTCCTTGCCGTGGTCTCCTGTGCCCTTCTCGCCGACCACCATCGTCGCCGACCCGTCGATGCGGGCCTGAATGGCGGCGATTGCGGAGTCGTGGTCGAGCTCGGCGAGCTTGAGGTACGAGTCCTTCTCACCCGGGAGCATGTGCACGCCGCCCCTGTCGTCGGGCTTCATGGCCTCGGCGAGCTTGGCGGTGAACTCCTTGGCGTGGTCGGCCTTGTCGCGCTCGGCAAGTGCGGTCTCAGCCGCTTCCGTGCGCTCGGCAAGCTTCATGACGGCGTTCTGCACCGCCTCTTCGCTTGCGCCCTCGGTCAACTGCAATGCCTTGAGGGTCTTGGTATCCATGTGGTCACATCCTTTCGGCGCAGCGTCGCCCTCGGCGAGCCGCTCCTTTTGCCCTTCCGTGGCCTTCAGCATCGCTGAACGGACCGTGGAAACGGCAGGTGGCGCCCCGGCGGGGCTGCTGTCGGAAACGGGAACGTAGTTGGTGTCCCGTGAAACCTCGACCGGCTGGCCGAGGGTGATGCCCGTGGTGGGGTCCTGCGAATAAGGCAGCCGGTAGTAGACCGATTCGCCAGCATCCCAGGTGCTGAGGATGACCCAGTTGGGGCCGAAGTCCTCGACGTAGAGGTTGTCGACCAGCGACCCGTAGGCGTCGGCGAGCGCGTCCTGCAGCGCCTCGCGCTGATCGTTGGTGCTGCCCGACTCGGCCAGCGTATGAGCGGCCGCCTTGGCCTTGACCTCGCGCAGCATCGTGCGGATCGCAGGGATACCCGCCTTGCCTTTGAGTTGCGTACTCATCTCGCCGAGCAGGGCGTCGACCTTGTCGCACAGCGCGGCGATCGGATCCTCGACGGGCTCGGCGAGCGAGACCTCGGAGAGTTGCAGGGTGATCGGCTCGGAGAGCTTGATCGAGTCGCCGGCTTCCTTGACGCCCGGCATCATGCGCAGCACGGGGCGGTTGGTGAGCGCCGTGGCTTTGAGCACGTTGGGCGTGACCGAGCCCGTCACAGGGTCTTTGTGCGGGCAGATGTCGACCGAGTCGTAGGCGAACTGACCGTCGTTTACGATCTGGGCGCCGAGTTGGTTGGGCGTCCAGTCGGCGAAGAGTGCGTCGCCCGAGACGCCCTTCCACTCGAAGGGCGCCATGTAGAGACGATCGATCCAGCCGGCCGCCGGCGAGACGCCCTTGTGGGTGCCATCGCTCTCGACGGGGACCTTGGTGCGCAGTACGTCGGCCTCGAAGTTCGCCATCACCTCGTCGGCGTAGGACTGTGCGAGCGTGAGCTCGGGGTAGTCGGTAGCCGACCAGTCGCCCAGCGGGAAGAGCATCATGGGCGCCGGCTTGCCAACTTCGACCTCGGCCAGATGGTAGAGGTCTCCAATGCCTTTCATGGCGTCTCCTGTTTGATCTCGTAGACGGCCAGACAGCGGCATCGATCGCCGCCGGCACAGTCCGGGTTCGGTGTCCAGGCCTCGGCCTCGGTGAGGTCCGTGGTCGTCTCGCCGTCCATTGGTTCACAAGCGTCGCAGCAGTTGCCGTCGAGGATCGCGCTGTAGACACCGTCCTCGATCTCCTGCGCCTGCGCCGTGGCCTCTGCAGCGCGCCCTGCCTGCATCACGTCGCTCACCACGCCAGCGACACGCAGTGCCGCCGCGTCGGACTCGCGCGACACGGCCTCGTCGAAGGCAGCGTCCGCGAGTGGCACCGTTGCGGTGCGGGCGGCCTGCCCAGTGACGGCGGCCTGAATAGTG